TTAATGAAGAAATGATTAAAATCCTACAGGACATAAAACCAATCTCTATAGAATTACTAACTAACCCAAAGGAATAAGTATGAGTACAATACACATGAGGGGATTTAAAAAAGTATATATGGTTACGATTTTAGAGGGTAATGGAAAAGATGAACCATATCGTGAAGTGAAATACTTTTATGATGACGATACTGATATATTTATTGGTAAACTAGACCCCATCCAGTCGAACGGGGATAACACAAATGAATAATATGAAACCATCAGATGTAAGAAGGTTTACTATTGCAGAAGTGGAACACCATATACAAGAAGCAGAAAAACAAGTAAAAACTTGGGAAAATAACCTAAAAGAATGGAAAGAAGTACTAGAATTATTAACACCTGCAAGTCAAGATAAAGAATAATATGTTTAGAAAAATATTATGTTTTATAGGATTACATAGTTATCCTGATACCATAGCAAAAAGATGTTGGTATTGCGGTAATATAAAAATCAATCATTTTAGTGACTTTTAACACCCCCTACAAAACCGTAAGTAGGGTAACTAATTAACAATCAACAAAATTAACTATGAAAAAAATAACTATTAACAATGAAGTTTATATCGCAGAATCAGATGTACACAAAGAATTATCAAAAAAGAACATCAAACCAACCAAAAAACAAATTGTAATTTTAAATCGAGGTTGGGTAGTAGTAGGAAACTACAATGAAAAAGGTGACGAATGTACATTAACAGATGCGAGCGTCATTCGTATTTGGGGAACTACAAAAGGGTTAGGTGAGATTGCAGAATCAGGACCACTCACGAACACAAAATTAGACATTTGTCCAAATATCCATTTCCATAAAATGACCATGGTTGCTCGAATGGATGTTAATGAAATTAACTGGAAATAATATGAATATATTTTTGGTCGAGGAGACACAAACATTAGGATTACAGCACGGCTACGGCTACGGCAACGGCTACGGCAACGGCTACGGCGACGGCAACGGCAACGGCTACGGCGACGGCAACGGCAACGGCTACGGCTACGGCTACGGCTACGGCTATTAGATTATCAAGTAACTAATAAGATTATATGAAAATACTATCATTATTCGATGGAATATCTTGTGCAAGAGTTGCATTAGATAGAGCAGGAATACCTGTAGAAGTTTATTTCGCAAGCGAAGTCGATAAGTATGCAATATCAATATCACAAAAGAATTATCGTGATATTGAGCATATAGGTAGTGTTGTTGATTTTAAACCAACAAACATGTCACATTCAGAGTTCTATAGCTTAGATCTCCTTATAGGTGGAAGTCCTTGCCAAGACCTATCAATCGCAAAAGCAAATCGCAAAGGACTAGACGGAGAACGCTCGGGGCTATTCTGGGAGTATGTTCGCATACTGAACGACGTAAAACCAAGGTATTTTATCCTCGAGAACGTTGCAAGTATGAGTAAGGAAAGTAAAGATAAAATATCAGAAATATTAGGTGTTCAACCTATTATGATTGATGCAAGTCTTGTGTCAGCGCAAAGCAGAAAAAGACTGTTCTGGACAAATATTCCAAATGTTACACCACCTGAAGATAGAGGAATAATCTTAAAAGATATATTAGAGTCTGGTGAAGTTGATAGAGATAAAGCATATTGTATTGACGCATCATATTACAAAGGTGCTAACTGGAAACAATATAAAGAAAAAGGTCGTAGACAATTAGTTATTGCAACTTTAGATGAGGGAACATGGGCTAAAAGATATGAGCAAATAAGACGTGTATATTCTCCTGATGGTTTAGCACCAACTATACCTACAGCACAAGGTGGAGGTGTTATGCCTAAAATATTTACAGGTGAATCAATTCGTAAACTAACACCAGTAGAATGTGAACGCCTACAAGGATTACCAGACAAATATACAGAATGGGGATACTATGAAACAAAAAATAGATCGGAAATTGGACACACAAAAATATCTAATACACAAAGGTATAAAACTTTGGGCAATGCATTTAATGTAGACGTAATTGCACATATATTATCGTTCATTCCGAAAAACTAAAACACATATAGAGTATCAGAACACATCCTACATCTGTATCCATAGGTTGTATCTGGTACTGTATGTAAACATTGGTGTGTCTATGGGGGAACAAAACGCTAGACACAAAATACTATTAAATTAGTAAGCGAGCTGTAATTCGCTTCCCCACAGGCACATCAAACATTAACAGTTAATAAAGTAATTATGAATCCAAACGCACACGAACGATCAACGGAAGTAACTCACAAAGAAAACCCTAATCAAGAAAAGTATGATTGGGCTTATTACAATGCACTAATGCCATATATCACAGGTAATGTACTTGATATTGGTGCAGGTGCAGGAATGTTCGTAAAAGAGTATTCTAAAAAAGAAGAAGTGAATACTGTAACTTGTTTAGATAAGTATACAGAAGAATTACCAGAAATTGACAAAGTAATCCGTACTAACTGGCTATGTACACAAGAACTACCAGACCAATTATTCGATACAGTAGTTAGCACAGAGTTTATAGAACATATTGAACGAGAACAATTAGAACCACTATTGGAAGATATTAAAAATGCACTAAAAGAAGACGGAGTATTTGTGGGAAGCACACCAAACAAGCAAGTACCAACTACTAATCCATATCACTTATACGAATATACATTACCAGAATTAACTGAAATCTTTGAAAAGTATTTTTCAGAAGTAAAAACTTGGGATACTAATGTAGATTTCTGCACTGTATGGGTATGCAAAAAGTAAGCATTGTGATACCGGCGTATAACCAAGCTCAATGGCTACCAGAAGCTATACAATCAGCACTTGATCAAACAATACCTTGTGAAGTTATGGTGGTAAATGATGGGAGTACAGATAATACAAGCGAAGTAGCTAAAATGTTTGACGTGAAACTTATTGAGAAGGAAAATGGAGGACTATCATCAGCTCGTAACGCGGGTATAAAAGAAGCAATAGGAGAATGGATATTAACACTAGATGCAGACGATAAAATAGCACCTGACTTTGTAGAAAAATGCTTGAAATATAATGATGAATATGATATAATCGGTACAGGACAACAAGAATTTGGAGACACTGACCGGAAGTATTTGTTCAAACAGAATCCAACACACGCAGACTTTTTACAAAATAATCAGATTAACTGTTGCTCACTGTTTCGTAAAGAAATATGGGAAACTATAGGAGGTTATGATGAGGAAATGAAATTAGGTTATGAAGATTGGGACTTTTGGATGAGAGCAACGAAAGCAGGTTATAAAGTAATTACTGTACCCGAATATCTTTTCTTTTATCGTAAACATGGTGTATCAATGGTAACAAAAGCTATTGAGAATCATAATCAAATTAAGCAATATATGCTTTCTAAATATGACAATAAAAGTACAAACGATAATAGATAAACTAACTATACTTAGAGATAATATATATGGTTGTGGAAATGGTCGTAATGAAATAGATAAGTTTATAAAACAATTAAAACGAGACTATGGAATTACTGATTAAAATTCTAATAACATACGGAATAGCATATCTACTTACTGAATCATTCTTATTGGAAAAACCACGCAATTACATAGCAAAGAAGTATGGAAGTTACATAGGAAATATGGTATACTGCTCTATATGTATCTCGTTTTGGATAGGTCTTATCCTGACTGGTAGCATATTAGATGCTTTCGCTATTATGGGAACGGTCGCAATAATAAACAAACTAAAATAATATGCCACTTAAATCGGGTAAAAAGAATATTGGTTATAACATAGCTGAACTAAAAGCTGATAACAAAAAGAAAGGTAAGGCTAAAGGTGCTAATGGTAAACCACGCAAAATGAATCAGATCATTGCGATTTCCTTAGCTAAAGGATTAGGAAAGAAGAAGTAAAGACTTGCTTAACAGCAGGTTTTTATGTTATAATAGCTATATGAATAAAGAAGTAGGTAGACCATCACAACTTAAAGATGATCAGTTCTTATTGAAAATTAGAGAGCTAGTATTACAAGGAGCAACTGAATCAGTTATGCAACAAGCACTTGATATTCCTAAGGGTACATGGGATTATTGGAAGTGGAAGAATTATGAGGGATTTCAAGATATTCTATTATCCTATAAACATGAAAGGATATTAAACAAAGCAGAAGCTAACCTGGAACAACTATTAGAGGGAGATGATGAACGAATCAGAGCAGACCTAAGCAAGTTTGCACTAGAAACACTAAACAAACGACATTACAGTAAACGACAGGAACAAACAGGAGCAGACGGTAAAGAATTACCAACACCAATTCTAATGAACTATGTATCAAGCAACGACATCACTAAAGAAAATAAGTCAGATGACCAAGAAGATACGAATAGCACAGGGGGGGACATCAGCTAGTAAAACTATATCTATATTGTTATGGCTTATTAACTTATGTCAGTCAGATACTAAGCCAACTTTGACGTCCATAGTTGCTGAAAGTTTTCCACATTTAAAACGTGGAGCTTTGAGAGACTTCCGTAACATAATGGTTGCACATAATTATTGGAAAGATAGTAATTTTAATATATCAGATAGTATCTATACATTTGAGACAGGAAGTAAAATGGAGTTCTTCTCAACTGATAATGGTGATAAGCTACGTGGAGCAAGACGTGATAGACTATTCATGAACGAAGCAAACAACTGTACTCTTGATGCTTTCGATCAGCTTGAAGTACGAACAAAAGAGTTTGTGTACCTGGACTATAACCCGACAAATGAGTTCTGGCTATTCACAGAGGTTATGCCTAATCGTAATGACTGGGAAAAGGTAATTCTAACTTACAAAGACAACGAAGCATTATCACCTGAAATCGTAGCATCTATTGAACAACGTAAGAATAGAAAAGGTTGGTGGCAAGTATACGGAGAGGGACAACTTGGAGAAGTAGAAGGAAAGATTTATAAAGACTGGAATATCATTGACGAGATACCACACGAAGCAAGACTCGAAAGACGAGGACTAGACTTTGGTTATACTAACGACCCAACTGCTATTATAGATATTTACTATTACAATGGTGGATATATACTTGATGAAGTATGCTATCAAAAGGGAATGAGTAACAAGCAGATTGCAGATGTTATTAAAGACCAAGACCAAGTAATGGTTATTGCAGATAGTGCGGAGCCTAAGAGTATTGACGAGATAAGACTATATGGGATCAACATGATGCCTGCTGTAAAAGGTTCAGGTTCAATCAATCAAGGTATTCAGTTCGTACAACAACAGAGAATATCAGTAACTAAACGTTCAAGTAATATAATCAAAGAATATCGTAACTACTTATGGGCGACAGACAAGCAAGGTAAGATATTAAATGAACCAGAGGGAGGATTAGATCACGCACTTGACGCTATTAGATACGCATTTACATCTCTTGCACCTAAGCAACACGATAAAGAAAGATTAAAACAGTTCGCAGTAACACGAATGATATTGTCAAATAATGATAATGTATGATATAATACACATATGCAACTAACTGCTGTTGAACAAAAACTAATTGCTATACTAAGGGAACTTCCGCCGTATGGTAAGATAGAGATATCGACCGACAAACTTGGTAAGTACGATACATTTTTAGTTCACAAGTCAGAGAAAATAATATTATCACCAAATCAATAACTCTTCACCGAAGAACGGGGGGATAGCTTACAAGGCTATTTCCCTTTTTTATATGGATATTACAAAGTTCGTAAAAGATAAAATGGAATTATGGGAAAGAGGAAGCGTTCAGATCACTGAAGGCCTTACTTTTAACGCACACCAGACAATTAAAAAGATTATTTACTATACAGAAAGTAAATATGAATCAGGACAGAAAGATAGACGAGGTAAACTAAAACCATTCTTCAACATTGTAAACTTCCGTGTAAACGTAGCAACAAGAGCAACTGACCTTGATACAAAAGATATTCAAATCGTAGCAGATGAGCCACAGTTTATGCCTATGTCTTTCCTATTACAGAAAGAAGTTTATAACTGGATGAAAGACGCTAACTTCGCTAAGACACTAAATGAAATGGGTGCAACTCGTGCTAAGTTCGGTGGAGTATTAGTTAAAAAGTGTCTTGAACAGGAAGAGGGAGAAGAAGAAGAGTTAGAACTTGAAGTAGTAGATTGGCGTAATGTCATTGTGGATCCATCTAATCCTGACAATATGGTAATTGAAAAGCATTACTTAATCGAAAATGAATTAGCTGAAAAGGACGGAGTATGGGAAGGAGTACGAGAAGCTATTGATGTTGTACGAAAGTCAGCAGAAAAGAAACTAGAAGTATTTGAAGTTACAGCAGAACTTCCTGAATCATATGCACCAGAGGGAGGAGATGAATATACTTATCGAATCCAAAAGTTCTTTTTATACAATAAAACAAGATCAGGTAAATCAGTTATCCTATACCATGAGTTCTTAGATGAGTTCCCATATAAATACTTACCATGGGAAAAGATCAATGGACGATTGGGACGAGGAATTGTTGAAGACGGATTTGAAGCACAGCAATGGACAAATGATGCTGTAATTAAAGAGAAAGAGGCTATGGAACTTGGTTCTAAAGTTATCTTTAAATCAACTGATCCAACCATTCAAAACAATATCCTATCAGAAGTAGAGAACGGACAAATCATTAAGATTGCACCTAATACTGATCTTGCTATTGCTAACACTATTACAAATAACCTACCAGAGTTCCGACAACTTATTCAGTCATGGGACTCACAGCTTGAAAAGACAACTTCAACATTCAACGCAGTAACGGGAGAAACTATGCCGTCAGGTACAGCATATCGAACAACTGCTATTCTGAACCAAGAAGCAACATCAATGTTTGATTACAGACGTGAAGAAATGGGAATCTTCCTAGTAGAAATCTTTACTGATTGGATTATTCCTTACCTGTTAAAGAAATTCAACAAAGCACACATTCTTGCTGCAGAGTTTACACCAGAAGAACTAAAGATGATTGATGATTCATTCTCTAACTATCAAGCTAATCAGAAAATGAAAGAATCTATACTATCTGGTAAACCAGTATATGCAGAAGACTATGTAAAAATGGTACAAGAAACAAAAGACCTGTTAATGAAGTCAAAAGATAAACGATTCCTTGATATTCCAAAAGGACAGTATAAGAACTGGAAACCAAAAGTAACTATTCTAACTACTGGAGAGCAAAAGAATAAAGCAGTTATTCTTGAATCACTAAATAACGTACTTATGACTGCTGCTAAGGCTCCACAAGTTCTAACAGACCCAACACTGTCAAAAGTGTTCGCTAAGATTCTTGAAGTATCAGGATCTGGTATATCTCCGGTATCACTGAACATGGGAGCTAATATGAATACTGCACCAACTGATGTAGCACCTGCTCCAACAATGCCAGAATTACCAGTATCACCTGCACAACCTGCACAATAATATGGATATAAACACAAGACTATTTATATTTGCAAGAGATGTAGCAATGAGAGACGAAGTAAAAGAATACTTTGATATGTACATTAAAGGAAAGATACTTGAACGAGCATTTGCAAAACAAGATGTTAAAGACCTTGCAGAAGCAAAGGAAGTTATTGACGGTATCTTTGCACAAATGAAATATGAAGTTGAAGCGGCTACACAAAAGAACTTTATAAACGAGAACGAATAACACTACGGTTTCAAGCTTCCGACCAAAAAGTATTAATACTAAACCAGAACGCTAACTGACCATAAACAGCGATATAACCTATGTCTACAGACACAGAATACAATGACTTCGACATTGACCAATTAAACGAAGAGGCAGAAACAGAATTAGACACTGAACATGTTGAAAATGAAGAAGCCGAAAATGATAACGACGAAGTGGCTAAGCTCCGTTCAGAGAATAAGAAACTTGTTGAAATCATTAAGCGTAGAAAAGAACGAGAGACACAATCTCATCAATCTGCTCAAACGCAAACTATTAACACTAACCAAGCCCAGCCAATCACACGAGATGAAGCTGTACTCTTTGCACAAGGTTATTCAGAAGAAGATGTAGACTATCTAAACGTAGTCGCAAAAGGGACTGGATTATCTATGAAAGAAGCTAAGGAGCATCCTATCTTTGCTGCATATATTGAAAAGCTAGACAAAGAAAAGAAAGCTAAGAAAGCTTCAATGGGTACATCAAAAGGTTCTCCTATGCACAAAGAGGTATCACTTGCTGGTATCAGTGCAGAAGAACACAAAAACATTTGGAAAGAAAAGATGGGCAAATAAATAAAATTATATGGCTTTCGCAACAGACACATTCACAGAAGCAGATTTAGCGGTAATGATCCCGGAGATCTGGGGAGACCGCATTAACGATTTCTTCAAATGTAAATTGATCATCACTGATTTCTTTACAGACCGTTCAGGAGAATTAGCAGCAGGTGGAGATACTCTACACACTCCTAATTTGACTCAAATGTCAGCTAACACAAAAACTAACGCAGTTGCAGTTACCCTTAACAGCCCAACTGAAACTTCTATTGACCTTGTAGTTAATACATGGAAAGAAGTATCATTTGCTATTGAAGACCGAGAAGCAGCATTCGTTAAACAGTCTTACGCTATCCAAGAACGATACGCTAAGAACGCTGGTTACACAATCGCAGCAGTATTGGAAACAGCAGTAGCAACTCTATTTTCAGGATTCTCACAATCAGTTGGTGCTTCATCAACTGCTATTGCAGATTCAGATATTCGAGCTGCTATCGCAACTTTGGAAGGAAACTGTGTTGATATGGATGAAGTAGCATTCTTCATGCACCCAAACACATTCTGGAAACAAGTACAAAACTTGGACAAATTCTCTTTGGCTATTAACTCACCAGTTAACGACCCAACAGCGAAAACTCCAGCTGCATTCCTATATGGAATCCCAGTATATTCATCAACTTATGTACCAGTGGTACTAGGAGGACGAGTAAACGTTTTGGCTCATAAAGACGCTATCCACTACGCAACTTCTTCACTTCCTGTAATGACTTACGGAAAAGGAATGGTTGGTAAACATAACGTTCGAGTTCAGTCATCTTACATCCCTGATTATCTTTCAACTCTAACTACTGCAGACATTTTGTTTGGAGTAATTGAGAACCGAGATAATGCAGCTGTTAAGATCATTACAACTTCATAATTGTAATTCCCCATGCCTGTCTTGTGCGTGGGGGGAGAAAACAAGGCTCTCCCTCCAATTATAAGATTAATACTAAAATATATGTCAGTAACAATTTCTAAAAACTTAAAAAAGGAATCAATTAAACTTGATAAAAACGGAAACATTATTGAACGATCAAGTTCAGACAACGCAAATGAAGAGTTCAAAAAGAAACAAGAAGAACGAGCAAAGAAACTAGGATTTAAATAATATGAAAGTTTATTATATTGGAATGGGTTACAAGTCTTGCTACTATGTAAGATGTCTTCAGCCACTCATCCATAATGGGTGGAACGGAGAGCAAACATCTTTGCGTACACCAAGAGTAACAAATGAACAAATGTTCAAGGAAGCAATGAAAGCAGATATAATTGTATTTCATAGACCTATGGATATAAACCAATTAAAAGCGGGAATGCTATTAAAACAATTAGGAAAGAAAATAGTAATGGATAATGACGACACTTACATTAAAGATTCAGGAGTTCCTACTCAAATGTTTGGTAAATTAAATACCAAACTAAAAGAGGCAGTACAAAAGATTGATGACGTATTAAAAAAGTTTGCCTCTATATCCGACTTAGTAACTGTATCAACAGACTTTCTAAAGAAAGAATATGATTCTGTGAATGATAACGTAATAACATTAAGTAATTGTATCGATCCGTTAGACTGGTCAAAGCCTAAAAGAAATGAATCAGATACAATAAGAATTGGTATAGTAGGTTCAGTAGCTAGTAACAAAGACTATGAACAGATTAAACCGTTGCTTGATAAGCTAAAGGAAAATCCAAAAGTAGTTATATGCCTATTTGCTCTACCACCTAAATCAGAAAGCACTAAGTGGGCAGTAGATATATATAAACCAGAATTTGATTTTTGGAATCAGTACAACATTGAATGGACACCATTTTGTCAGATAGAAGATTACTTTGATACATTAAACAACTTAAGACTTGATATTATGTTAATACCACGACATGATAATTACTTTAATCGTGCTAAATCAAATATTAAGTTCTTAGAGGCTTCCATGTGCGAAGTTCCAGTAGTAGCACAGGGATTTGCAGATGGACTATCTCCATATCAAGGTGAAGAAGATAGTAAGCATATGGAAATAGTATTTACAGAACAAGATTGGATTGACAAAACAATGGATTTAATAGAAAATAAAGATAAGCGTATTCAAATTGGTAAGAAAGCAAGAGAATATGTAATTAATAACTATAACATAGCGAATAATGCTCATAAATGGGCTGACGTATACTCAAAAATATGGAACGAAAAGAAACAATCGTAAATGATGAATTAAAAGACTTGTTAGCAGAACTAAAAACTGTTGATAAGAATATTGTTACTATGGTAGAAGAGTCAGAAAAAGCTAAGAATGAATTTGATAAAGAAGTAATGATCCGACAAAAGTTTGTTGATAAAATGAAGCCTATTGTTACAGAACTATTCAAAGACAAACTAAGAGAATTTGAAATTCTTGCTGACATTTCACTTACAGACGAAGGAAATGTTGAAGTTAAAATAGTTGACGAACTAGAGGCATGGAAAGAAAACAAACGTAAAGTAAAAGAAGCTACACCATCAGAACCACAAAAGGTAGATGATGTAGAAAAAGTTGACGAAATTCTTGCAGAAACTGCTGAATAATGATATAATTGTAACATAATCAACCGAAGAACGGGGATTGCTTAATTGCTTTCCCTGTTTTTTTATTTACACATGACATTCTCAAACACAACAAACAAAGATGGTATTATTCAGGACTGTGAGTTCTGGCTTTTTGCGTCTAACTACGGACAGATTACAAATGATACTAACTTATTAAACACGTTTACATCATTAACTAATCGAGCATTAGATAGTGTAGTAACAAGTATATTTGAATCAGATGACCGATGGGAATTTGACGATACAACATACACTGATTATCCTATTGCTACAACAGACTTAGTAAACTCACAACGAGACTATGTATTATCAGTATCACACTTGAAAGTAACGCGAGTAGAAATTAAGAACGACACAGGTGATTGGTTAAAGCTTAAACCTATTGACCTTGTAGACATAACACAGGCTCGAGATGAGTTCATGAAAGAAGACGGACAGCCTATGTACTATGACAAGATTGCAAACTCAGTGTTCTTATATCCTGCAAGTGACTACAATTCAACTGGTGGATTACGAGTATATTACCAGCGAGAACCTAATTATTTCTTATCAACGGATACAACAAAAGAGCCAGGTTTTGCAACTATCTTGCACCGTTTGATACCACTAAAAGCATGTTATGACTTTGCTATTGCAAACAACCTAACAGACAAGATTACAACACTTAATAACGAGATAACAAAGAAAGAATTTGAACTTAAGAAGTTCTATGGTCGCAGAAATAAAGACGAAATATTAAAAATAATTCCA